GAAGTTCAGCGAGGTAATTGCATTGGTATTTGTTATGTATAGGCCAGAATCTAAAGCAATTTGACCAGAACCATTATTATCAAAACCAGCAAGCGAGCGAACAGTTTTATATTTGTTGGTATTGGTGTAATCCAAAATATCAATGATTGCCGAGCCAAATACTCCTGATGTTGCTCCTGCTCCTGGGGCTTGGGTGTAGCGGAAAGCGTTACCGCCAGTTGCGGCTCCAGCAGTTGCACTAGCGCCATCACCTTGCAAGTAGTGGCTAATATAATTTGTTGCCGCATCGCCATTAAAACGCATAATAAAACCATCTGTGGCTGAAGAATAATCGCTTCGCCAAGTGGCTCTAATTTGTAGGTGGGTGTAGGTTTGTGGGATGGAACTAAATGAAGCAGAACCCGAACTGCTTAGGCTTACTGTTGCAATAGAGGTGTAGGAGTTGTTGTATAAATGCCCCGATATTTGCGAGGCATAGATGCCGAGGATGGGTGACATTAGGCTAAGTCACCTACCACTAGCCAGTTATTGGCTGATGTCTGGATGGCAGAAGCAGCCGAATACTGCACACGAGTTTTTGGCGCAGAGGCTGTAGCACCTGTAGAAGTAATCGTCACACCGCTTCCTTGGGTGATGGTTGTCTGACCAGCACCAGTCTGGGCAAAGTTTAACACAGTACCGATAGGGAAGGCTACTGACGAGTTAGGTGGAATAGTCACCGTGTTGGCGGAAGCGTTAGCGATAGTGACAAGGGTGTTGTTGCCATCTGCCAAGACAAAGGTATAGGAAGCAGTCTGGGCATTGACAGCAAGGGCTGGAGTGACGTTGGTATTGGTCAGTAAGGAGACGGCCATTAGAGTGTACTTCCCGTCGCAATAAAATCGGTAGTTCCTGTGGTGGAGTAGACAGTCAAGACATCGCCTGTGGCAAGTGTCCATCCTGGTGTCTCCGACAAAGAACTGCTGGCTGGAACTGTAAAGTTATAGAAAAGATAGTAGGCAGAACCACCAGATTTGGTGATGCTGACGCGAATTGAATCGTTAGTTCCGCCTCGGTTGCAAGCGCTAAAAGACGAAACAATTGACCCATTGGTTGAGCCAGTTACCAGCGTTGTAGACGCTGCGGCTCCTGGCGTTGAGTTACCGAGTACGAGGTAGGCTGCCATTACGCCAAGTCTCCAATCAACTGGAAGGTGTTGGTAGCCGTGCAGACGATTGAGGCTGCTGAGTACTGGACACGCAACTTGGTTCCTGTACCTGTGACGGTTGAGGTTCCGTCGCCTTGGACAGTTACCTGCCCTAGCCCAATCTGCTGGATATTGATAATCTGACCTGCGCTAAAGACACCCGCTGGAACGGTCAGGGTGATAGCACCTGAGTTGTTGAGCGTAACCAACTTGGCCGCATCGGCTAGGACTGGGGTGTAGGTAGTTCCAGTCTGGGCGTTAATGCCAATGGCAATCGTTGGGGCTGTGCCAAAGACCAGACTTCCAGAGCCTGTCTCGTCGCTTACAAGGGCTGCAAGGTTGGCCGAGGTTGATGTACCAAGGAAGGTTGCCAAGGCTCCTGTAACCCCGTGTGCGCCTGCTGTGAGGGCTAAATCGTAGTGGGTCTGGGCATCGGTTAAGTCTTGAGCCGTGATGACGTGGCGGACTGCGGCACCTGTGTTGTGAGATACAGCAGTGCTGCCATTAAACCCACGAGTAATAGTAAGGGTTGTACCTGAGATTGCCGTAACAAGCACCAGTTCCTCAGAGGCTGCGTTGAAGTCAACCGCAAGGACAAATGGTGTTGATGGGTAACCCACTGTTGCACCAACAACCATGCTGGTTGAGGTATTAGTGATGCTTGATGTAAGCGTTGTGTCTTGCGCAATAGCGCTGTAGTAACGTGATGGCATTGGCTATCCTCAGTATGTGTAGTGGGTGCGAGGTGGGTACTGCTCTTGAAGACGACGTACTTCCACAAGCAAACGCTGCTGGTACATCTGTTGTAATACTCTGCCGATGTTGGCTGCTGAGCCAACTGGGTCATTGCCTTGCTGTGCATCGGCTTCAGCAGTTGCTGCTGGGACACGGCCAAGGTCTAGGTACATTGCTGTACGGTATGCAGCGCCCAGGACAATTACTTCACGGGCTGACTCTGACAAGCCACTCATGGTGAAATCATCTGTGTCGTACTGAAGAGTTGTAGGCTTCTTGGTGTAGGTAATCATTACTGGACGACCAGGGATGATGCCTTCACGAATAGATACTGTCTTACCAGAACCCCAGTAGATTGGGTTAGCCATACGGTCAACACGGTAGTGGCGAATTGGCAACCATTCCTTAGAAGGACCGATGGTCTGCCATGAGGCACCTAGTACGTCAATTGCTTCGTTAGGAAGCACATAGGTTGTACGGGCTGCTTGCCAGTTGAAGATGGTGTAGAAGGTACCAAACAAATCTGGATAGACTCCATCAATGGCGAGGTTGATATTTCGGCGGATAACACTTCTCGGAAAGGAAGGCGAGATTGTTACACGAGTACCAGCAGTGTGGGACTGTGCAGTTGTATCACGAAATCCTCTGCCATATTGTGGGATGGTTGCCGTGTTGGTGCTACGGTCAAAGGAATCTACCCAGATAAGTTCATCGTCAATCTCTACCAAACCACGGGTGAGGACTGTTCCATCGGCTACGGTAAAACTTAAATCACCTGATGCCATTGGAGCAGTAAGATATGTGGCCTGGTCCTGACGATTGGTATAGCCTGTAAGGGCTAAGTTAGTTTCATTGATGATGTCTAGAAATGTACTCACGATGAAATCCTTCTTGCTGCCTCTGCCTCGCCAAGACCTACAGTGCCAGCAAGGGCATTAAAGGCGCCAGGAGTGTCATAGTAGTAATTCTTTCCACCGTTGCGGAAAGCATAAATCTGATTCAAGGCATCAATACCACGGGAGTATCTTTTACCTGTGACGTTAAAAGCCCAGACGTTTGCTGCACCATTGAAGTCGTACTGAGGAACGTCGTTAATGAGCGTACCTGCTAAACGATTCAAATGGTAAACAGTGCTTCTGCCATCTGTCAATGCCATGTCAGACCCTTTCTAAAATTGGTTACTTAGTTCCGCCAACGCCTTCGTAAGAACCGTACTGGTCCTTTGTAGGCTTGCCTGTGAGTTTGTCGCTGGCCTTGCCAACCATGTTGCTATTGCAACCGCACTCTGCGCACATATTACTTTCCACCCTTCTTAGGCATTGCTACCTTCTTGAGATTTGGATTTGCCTTCTTTGCCGCTGGGCTTGCCTTGCGAGTTGATGAAGCGAGGATTGCTCCTGCTGACTCCATTGATACGCCTGACTTCTTAGCAATAGACTTCTGTGCTGCTGCGAAGCCCATGCCCTTCTTTGCTGCTGCCATTAGATGTCTCCTGTATGTTTTAATACCTCGGCACTTGCCTTGGTAATCTTGTCTGCAGATGGCATAACATCTGCGTTATATGCTGCACCCAGTTTGTCACTGGCAGCCTTTGCTTCATTAATGGCACGCATAGTTGTACCTGCTGGCTGTATGCCTTCAGCCCTAGCCTTGCGGTATGCGTCTAACTCGCCATCCCAGCGCTTGGCATTCATTGACTCTGCTCGGCCTGCATCACCTGAATTGATATGTAGGTTAGATGCTTTCAAGCATTCAATGTAAGATTCGTGATTCTTTTCAGAACAGCCTGTTCTACAGTTTTCGCCCAGTGGCATCTTTGACTTCCTCAAAAAACTTTAGGTTACGTTGGATACGGTCATTTTCAGGACCGTTTGCCTTCACCGCTTCTTTGGTAAAGGTTATTGCTTCGTCAATGTGCTTGAGATTGTAAGCAGCGATTCCTGCAAGGTCGAAGGCTTTCCAGTCCCAAACGGCTGATTCGTAGCAGTAATGGTTGGAGCGAGGAGACTCCAGAGCGTTGAGAGAAGCATCTAAGCAACGCTGCCATTCTTGCTTTCGGTACGCATCCATTGCAACACCGAACTGCGGCTCACCCTGCACGGGAAGAATATCCCTGCCTTTGTCATACCACATACGAGCAGTTTCTTCTTGGCCAAGTTGATGCGCTGCTTCTCCTGCCCATCGGCAGACAGCGGCACTTTCAACATCCCAACCTTCATTCTCTATCTTGCGTTCTGCTGCCCTGATAACATCTTCCCACTTGGAGTAGAAGAAGTATTCTCGGCACATATAGGTCCACATGCGTGGGTCCTGGGGAAACTCTTTGACTGCTAGTTCCAGCAGTTCTAGGTATTGACCGCGAGACTTTGTGTTGTCTGGCAGATGCTCAATAACCGCATTGCGTATGTCGCAATCAACTGTCTCATTCTTGCCGTACCAAATGTTTACTTCATGGCATGGATACTTCCATGTCCAATTCCATCTGGAGTGAAGTCTGTCTCGCTCCCATTTGTTAGCGTCAGTTTTCATGGTAATCCAGCCAAGGTCAGCACCTGGCTTCCACTTCTTGCGTACTTTCTTAAAGAAGTCTGGCTCAGGCACTTCATCTAAATCTAAAATAAGACAGACATCAGCATCCTCTGGCACTAAGGCCAAGGCTGCATTACGAGCCATATCAAATCTAAATGGCTTGATGTTGATTTGGTGGACTGTTACGCCCAGCGCTTTAAGCGCTTCTTGTGTTCCATCCGTGCTACCAGTATCAGCAACGACAACATAATCAGCACCAGCACAGGCTTTCGCAAAACGTTCCGCATGAAGAATCTCATTCTTTGATATTGCATACACAGCAATCTTCATGGTATAAGCCTATCACATACCGCCAAGCATTAATATGTCGTAAAGATTGGCTGCGCCTGTAGCACCTGTGCTACCCGTTGACCCTGTTGCTCCCGTATTACCTGTAGCGCCAGTCGGTCCTGTAGGGCCAGTAGCCCCTGTCGTTCCAGTCGCACCAGTGCTGCCAACAGAGCCTGTTGCCCCCGTGTTTCCAGTTGCCCCAGTCGGACCAGCAGCGCCTGTGTTGCCTTGCGCACCCGTATTTCCCGTTGCTCCTGTGTTTCCTGTGGCACCCGTTGCTCCTGTCGCTCCAGTATTTCCAGTTAGTCCAGTTGAGCCTGTGTTACCTATTGCTCCTGTATTTCCTGTATTTCCTGTTGCGCCCGTGTTGCCTGCAACTCCAGTTGGTCCAGTAGGACCAGTGTACCCAGTAGCACCAGTGGCGCCGATGGCACCAGTAGAACCAGTATTGCCTGTTGCACCAGTTGCTCCCGTCGGTCCGAGTTGTGTAAACATTACTTGCTGAGCAGTGATAGCAAACGATGGCACTGCTGGTTGAGCAGGCGATGTCGTTGCTGCCTGTGCTGCTAATGTGTTGGCTGAATCATTGCTCATCCAGACAAATTCAAGGTAGTCATTTGCAGCCAAAGTCATTACATAGTTCCAAGAAGGAAGGGCATGATGATTTTGGTTTGATGTGGTTATCTCGCCATTGCTCCATGCCAAATCTGTCCCATTTAAGCGTAGCCAGAAGTTAACAGTAGAGGTACCATTGTCTGAAACTTGAGCAGAGAATTGGATGTTGTAAGTTCCAGCGTAGCCAAAGACAATGCGAGAAGTTGGGCTACCGATGGTAACGCCATTGCTTTCCTCGGTTGTATTGATGGCAATAGTTGTCGGTGTATTGGCCGCTGAAAGAGTTTGAGTAACGCTGCTGTAAAATGAACCGTAGTGGCCAAGGGCTCCGCCAGCGCCTGTGGCGCCTGTCTGTCCAGTCGCTCCTGTAGCACCCGTTACAGAGGCTCCAGTGGCTCCTGTAGGCCCTGTAGGGCCAGGAACGGTGCTTGCAGCACCAGTGTTACCAGTCGCTCCTGTATTGCCCGTAGCGCCTGTATTACCCGTTAATCCAGTAGGTCCTGTAGGGCCTGTTGAACCTGTGTTTCCGATAGCACCTGTCGCACCAGTGTTTCCTTGGGCGCCTGTTGGTCCTGTGGCTCCTGTGTTTCCGATTGCTCCTGTGGCACCTGTGGCCCCCGTATTTCCTTGGGCACCAGTATTACCCTGTGCGCCAGTATTACCAGTGGCGCCTGTTGGGCCAGTGCTTCCTGTGTTACCAGTTACTCCAGTTGACCCTGTGGGTCCAGTAGTCCCTGTGCTTCCAGTAGAACCTGTTGAGCCAGTAGGACCTTGGGGTCCTGTCGCTCCTGTGCTACCTGTAGGCCCTGTGTTACCTTGGCTTCCAGTAGGTCCAGTTTGGCCAGTGCTACCTGTAGCACCCGTTGAACCGATTTGTCCAGTTGCTCCAGTAGAGCCTGTGGGTCCTGTATTTCCTTGGCTACCTGTTGGTCCAGTTCCGCCAGTTCCGCCTGTACTTCCAGTGGCTCCAGTGACACCTGTGTTACCTACCGTTCCTGCATAACCTTGTGGGCCTTGTGGGCCAATTGGGCCTAATTCTACAATATCGAGTTGGCTAACAGCAACATCATAGACATTGGTGGTAATGGGAATTTCAACAATGGAAATTGTATCTGGGGTAGTTGTCATTAGTGAGTCACGCTCGCAGCGATGATGAAGGTACCCTGAAGAATTTTATAGACAGTTGAATCTGCCGTATTTGTAAGATTCAAGTCGTATTGATATGTGCCTGCTGGTAAAGCGGCAGTGTCAGTTGCAGAGATGTAAAGATTAACTCGACCGTCTGCTGAGTCAATGGTGATACGGCCATTGGATGTTGAAAGTTCAACAATAATAGAACTGTCAGTTGCGTAGCGCACCTGCATGTCTGCTGTGTAACCTGAGAGATTTACAGGCACTCCGCCAATCTTCCACACTGGCTTGAGTTGAAAGGTTGTGCCTTTGTAAACCGTAAGGTTGTATCTACCTGGATTCATGGCTCCCCTTAAACTGTCTTAATGTATGCGCCGTAACCAGCGTTAATCAAAATTGTGCGTTCCACATCTGTGATGGGATATATGTGGCCACCGAGATAGTAGTAATCAGCGGCTAGAGTTTCATCCACTCCTGGGGTACGGACACGAGTTACTACTGTTCCATTGACAAGAAGTGTGTCCCCACGGGCAATACGATAGCGCCAGAACAATCGTGAAAATCCTGCTGGGCTTTCATCAACTGTTGGTGTTGTAAATTGGTATGCCATGTTTCTCCTTGTTAAGGGTTAGCCCCCGCCCTAAAGCGGGGGACTAACGATTACTTCAATTACGCAGTGTGGATTGAAGAAGTTGACTCGATACGAACGAGTGATGGCTCACGGTAACGTGCCCATCCAAGTACGCCGTACCATCCGATTGGACGGAAACGCATCAACTTATCAACGACTGGTCCGAAGATAACATGTGGTTCTTCAGCAACTGCTTCTGCAAGTGCCTGCTTACCAGCAACGAGTGTACGGAATACACGTACGCCACCTGTAGCGTTAACATATGAAGAAGTACCGAAAGTACCTGATGCAGAACCTGCACCTGTACCGTCAGCGAAGTTAGCCATACGTGGAGTCTCGACGAACATAGCACCTTCGTATGTTCCGATTGTTCCTGGCCAGAACTCAGCAGCACCTGTCTCTGAGTACTTGTGGTCATCACGCCATCCGCCAGAACCTGTCTCAGCACGGAGGTCA